CACAATACAGAGCCTGTCGGTGCGATGACTGAAGAAGAGGCAATCGAATACCTAATTCAGAAGGATGTGCCACAGCACGTCTGGAAAACATGGAATGAAGGCAACAAACCTAAGATGGTTATTTGCCGCAAAGAACAGCTACCAAGCACTCGTGAGTGGCGCAACGCTTGGAAGATAGCTGAAGATATTAATGCCACTGATATAGCAGCATAAGGAGAAAACAATGACTGCAACAACATACATCGTAGATAAGGACGGGAATCAGATTGATGCTTCTGCGGCTACCGTTCCTTCTGACCGTGCCTTTCGTGGTGCATGGTCATTGTCAGGCTCTGTTATTTCAGAGGACTTGGACACTGCAAAAGACATCTTCCGTGATAAGGTTCGTGAGGTTCGTGGCCCACTGCTTGACGCTGAAGATGTTGTGTACATGAAGGCAATGGAAGCTGATGACGCAGATGCAAAGGCTGCTTCAGTAACCAAGAAGACTAACCTTCGTAACGCACCCGCTGCATCAGCAATTACAAATGCAGCAAACATTGCAGCACTCAAGGCAGCTTGGGATGCAGACTTGCTTGGTGATAGCCCTTACGCATAAGCGTAGGGGTCATCCCTTTTTGGAGAAGTAGATGGCACTTTCTAAGATTACAAATGGTGGTGTAGCGACAAGCGGATTGCCAACAGGTAGTGTTATGCAAATTGTAAGTCACATTGAAACTGATTTCACCTATTTTGCATATGCTTCTGATACAGATGAACTTTTAATTGCGTCAAACGCAAATGATAGCACAAGTCATGTGTCTGTTAGTATTACACCATCATCAACATCATCAAAAATATTGTTACAAGCATCTTTATTTTATGAAAGTGATAATCTTAATAACCACGAATTGTTGTGGACATTTCATCGTGATAGCACAAGATTAGGTGCGGCAACTACAGATAGCAGACGAGGCGGTATAGCCATCAATGCCGCTGGTTATCCGGGATTCGATGCAAGCAGTACACCTGACTCTGCAAATATCCTTTTTGTAGACACTCCATCTTCCACATCTGCAATAACTTATGCTGTAGGTTTTAGCGCAAGTCATGCGGCAAATTTGTACTTAAACAGAACAGTAGTTGGTTCTGATTCTGTGGCACATGAACTTGGAAACTCAATAATTATAGCCACAGAGATTGCGGGGTAACACATGGCATATATAGGCAAATCCCCATCCTTCGGTGTTCGCAACCGATACCTGTACCAAGCCACTGCTGGTCAGACTAGCTTCACAGGCAGTGATGCAGACAGCAAGACGCTGACCTATACAGATGGCCTGTACGTTGATGTGTATCAGAACGGTGTATTGTTAAAGCCTGTGACAGACTACTCCAGCACTAGCGGCACAAGCGTTGTCTTGGTTACTGGGGCATCCTTGAATGACGTAGTTGAGATTGTAGTGTACGATGCCTTTAGCATTGCGAACAGCTACACCAAGAGTGAAAGTGACACACGCTATCCCTTCAAGGGTAACAACAGCATCATCCGTTTGAATGGGCAAACCATCAGCGCAGATATTACGATTGATGCTGACGAGAATGGCGCAAGTGCAGGGCCGATTACACAGAACGCCACAGTCACTGTTAATGGGTATTGGAGTATCGTATGACCAGTGTATTGAATGTAGATACTATTGCTGACAAGGCGGGTACTGGGCCAGTTGGGTTGACTAAGCAAGAAGCGGCAAAGGCTTGGATGAAATTTAATGCGAGTAGCGGTACTCCTTCAATAAATGACTCACTCAACTTTAGCAGTTTTACAGATGAGGCTACAGGAAATCATACTATTTCATTCTCTTCATCCTTTGGTAATGCAAATTATGCCTTTCTAACAGGAGCCAGTGTAGTAGGTACGGATGGTCGAGTTGCATATAATTCAAATGACGCACCTGCAACTGGGTCATTTAGAATTGTTACTGCAAACAGTTCTTTTTCAGCCACAGACTGTACACATTGCAGTGTGGCATTTTTAGGAGACCTCGCATAATGGCTAGTATCCTAAAAGTAGATGCGCTACAAGGCATCACAGCGGCTGGTGACATTACTGTTACATCTGAGGGTGGGGCAGCAACGCAGTCACTTCAGCAGGGGTTGGCGAAGGCGTGGGGTCAATTTAATGGCAGAGATGCAACAATAACTTATTCGGACAGTTTTAATTGTGCTTCGTTAACAGATAACGGAACTTCTGACTACACTACTGCAAGAACAAACAATATGGGAAATGCAGATTATTCTGCTTTTGGAACCTCTGGTAGGCTTTCTACTTCAGAAAGAAATTTTAATATAAATGATGAGGGGCTTCCCAACACTACTTCAGCAGTGCGTATTCAAATAACTACTTCAGATGGGACTTTAGCAAGTGACCAAGCTGGTTATATAGCTTTTGGTATTTTAGGAGACCTAGCATAATGGCAAGCGAACTTAGAGTTAACACCCTAAAGGATGCCAGCGGTAATAACAGCATTGCTACTAGCTTTGTGGCGGGTGGTAGTGCGAAGGCTTGGTCACAATCTCAAATGTATTCCAGCAATACTATAAATGACAGCCTAAACACCTCATCCTTAGCAGATAATGGGGCTGGTGATTTCACGCTAACAACGGTTAGTGCTTTTGGTAATACAGCATTTTGTATGTGCGGTACTTCATCTCGTTCAAATGCATTACAAGATAAAGGCACCAGAGATAATGCATATAATCTTTACAGAACAACAACTACACAACGTGCTGTTTCAAGGAATGATTCTGGTTCAGATGTAGATTCAAATCATAACTGCGTTTCATTTCACGGAGACTTAGCATGAGTAAAGCAGCAGAACTAGCGGCACTTATCGGGTCGCAGACAGCCCTGTCAAACAGGAACATGATTATCAACGGTGCGATGCAGGTGGCACAGCGTTCAACAAGTGCTACTGGTGTATCAGGTTATATAGCCGTTGATAGGTTTCGTTGTACTGGTGGTGCTGATGCTGTTGACCAATTATCATTAACTCACGCACAGGTTACAGATGCACCAACTGGTTTTGCCGATTCCTATAAAATAACTGTTTCAACGCCAGAAACAACTTTAGCTGCTGATGAGATGATACGAATAGAACATCGTATGGAAGGCCAAAACCTACAGCATCTAAAAAAGGGTACATCAAGTGCAGAGGCGGTAACTTTATCTTTTTGGATTAAAGGTTCGGAAACTGGAACATATGTTGTAAACCTGCACGATACTGATAACACCCGCACTATCGCCGCAAGCTACACAATAAACGCCGCAAATACTTGGGAGTACAAAACTATTACCTTTGCTGGCGATACAACTGGTGCATTAGATAACGACAACGCACAAAGCCTAAGTGTATATTGGTATCTTGGGGCTGGAACAAACTGGACTAGCGGTACACTGGGTACATCGTGGTCTGCATTTACTAAGGCAAACGCCGCTGTAGGGCATACAGAAATTCTCACAACTAGTGGTGCAACTTGGCAAATCACAGGCGTCCAGCTAGAAATAGGCGAGACAGCCACGCCGTTTGAACACCGTAGCTATGGCGATGAGTTGGCTAGGTGTCAGCGGTATTATCATCAAACTGATTTGAGTGGCTATCAAAGATACGACTCATCTGCTTATGCAGACACCACAAGCAGGGTTTACACAACACCTTCACTGCCACAAACAATGAGGGCTACACCTACGATTTCGCAAAGTGGGCTGACTGTTGATGGTGCCGCTGTAACTTCTGTTGCTGGTGCCGCTGGTAATCAAAAGATGTCTTTTGTGCTAAATCATGACTCTAGTCGAACAGCAAATGAATCATATCAAGTTTATCCTACTGGCACTGCTTCTGTTAAATTTGATGCGGAGTTGTAAACATGAATGAATTAAATATTACATCAGCACAATATCATCAAGAAAACGACACAAATGTAAGTATTTCTATGCAACTTGATGGTAATGTTAATGTTACTTACTGTGTTCCCCTTGACCCAACCAACCGCCACTACGCAGAAATCTTGCGTCAGGTAGAAGCTGGCGAACTAACCATAGCGGATGCTGACTGATGGAACTGTCAAGCATGATGTTTTGGAATGTTATCCTGACACTGGTGATTGCGCCAGCGTTCTGGATGTTCAGGTCAATGATGGCTGAAGTAAAGCGTATAGATATATTACTTAATAGAACACGTGAAGAGTATGCTACTAAGGGTGAACTAAGAGAAGACATGACACGTGTCATGGAAGCACTACACCGTGTTGAAGATAAACTCGACAGAGCATTACAAAGGGACTAATTTATGGCAATGTTTAAAGCATTTAAGCCTAGTGGCATGGAGAAGATAGCACGTTCTATGGGCTATCAGGGTGGCATGGATAAGTTCCAAGACTTTCTGGCTACTGACCCTGCTAGGCAGCAGCAGATGGATATGTACACCAACAAGGCTGCTCAAATGGCTAAAGGTGGTATGGTTAAGATGCAGACGGGTGGTACACTACCTGCTAACCTGCAGCCATCTACTGCGCCTATGAATGCACCTGCTGGTCAGTATTCTGCTACAGGACAGCAAGGAATACCTATTGCTACACCCCCAACTCCATCAGGAAAAGGGCCGGGTGTAACTGATTTTACTGTACAGCAAATGTATAGCCCCGGTGTACCTGTTGGTGGTGAAACTGTAGCACAAACAATGGGTCAGACATTTGACCCAACACAATATGTTGCTCCGGGTACAGGCACACTGTATGGTCAGGTTGCTACACCTACAGCAATGGCACTGACTGCACAGGCAGGACAGCCAACAACTACACAAGCAAATACAATGCAAGCAGCAACTGCAGCACCTGCTGTAGACAGTGCAATGAATGCTACGCAAGCGGCTCAAGCTAACCCACAAGACCCACGCTCACAAGTAACTGCTGCACAGCAGACTGCTTCATCTGTAGGCAATCTACAGGCTGCGCAGGGTAATGCTATCCTTATTAACAATCCCGTACAGCGTCAAATACAACAAGGTGAATTGGTTAGTGGCACAGGTGTTGATGCTACTAAAGCTGCACAGGTAACTGCACAGACACAGGCTGCTGCAGCTACAGCTAACCCTAGTCAGCAAACTATGGTAGCTAATCAGCTTGATGGCTTGATGCAGCAGTTTCAAGGTGGTCAACCACCAGCATGGGCTGCAGGGGCTATGCGCAGTGCTACAGCGGCTATGGCTGCTCGTGGTATGGGTGCGTCATCTCTTGCTGGACAGGCTATTGTACAGGCTGCTATGGAATCAGCGATGCCTATTGCAATGGCAGATGCACAAACAGTAGCCAAGTTTGAATCACAGAACTTGTCAAATAGACAGCAATCAGCAATGTTGGCTGCAGAGCAACGTGCTAGGTTTATGGGTCAGGAGTTTGACCAGACATTCCAAATGAAGGTAATGAACGCTAGTAAGATTAGTGACATTGCCAACCAGAACTTTACAGCAGAGCAACAAGTACAGTTAGAGAACTCCCGTGCTGCTAATACAATGAACCTGCAGAACTTGTCTAACTCACAGGCTCTTGTGATGGCAGAAGCCTCTGCACTAGCACAGTTAGATACAGCTAATCTAAGTAATCGTCAGCAAGCAGCAGTACAGAATGCACAGAACTTCCTGCAAGTTGACATGGCTAACTTGTCTAATCGCCAGCAGACTGAACTGTTCAAAGCACAGCAGCGTACACAAGCACTGTTTACAGACACTGCCGCTAGAAATGCTGCGGCACAGTTTAATGCATCTAGCCAGAATCAGGTTGACCAGTTCTTTGCTAACCTGTCTAGCCAAGTGTCTCAGTTCAATGCTACACAGCAGAACGCACAGTCACAGTTTAACGCAGGTCAGACAAATACAATTGCACGTTTTAATGCTGAGTTGAATAATCAACGTGACCAGTTCAATGCACAGAACCAGCTTGTGATTGCACAGGCAAATGCACAGTGGCGTAGACAGATTGCTACTGCAGATACTGCTGCAGTTAATCGTGCTAATGAATTAAATGCTTCAGCTATTCTGGATATTAGTAAGACAGCTTATGATAATCTGTGGAACTACTACGCTGACACAATGGAGTGGGCATACTTGTCTGCTAACAATGAACTAGACAGATTAAATAACATTGCCGTTGCAGAATTAAGTGCTTCAGCACAATCTGATGCAGCAAAAGCTGCTAAAAGTTCTTCTGCAGGTAGCGCACTTGGTGGGTTAATCGGCACTCTTGGTGCGGCAGCTATTACAAAATGGTGCTGGGTTGCTCGTGAAGTATATGGACCACAAGATTACTCATGGATTGTATTTCGTAATTGGATGTTTAATAAAGCACCTAAATGGCTATATAATCTATATGGTAAACACGGTGAATCATTTGCTAAATTTATTAGTAATAAACCCTTGCTTAAAAAGGCAATTAAGTGTATAATGGATAAAGTGGTACAGAACCACAAAATGGAGTATAAACGTGCCTCTAACTAATCCAGCAGCAATCATACATCAAAATTTAATTAGGTCTATGGAACAAGTAAAACCTTCTTCTACACAGCCAAAGAAGAATGGATTATTAACTCCTACAAGACCTGCCTCAACCGCTAAAGAAACAGATGCAAATAATCCAATTAATCGTGTAGCTACATACGTAGATACTATACGTAAAAAACGTGAGGAACTTAAAGAAAATGGCAGTTAGAGAACAGCCTTCTTTTGATATGCCTATTTCGGGTCAACACATGACTGTCGAACTAGGTGGTAGACCGTGGCAGCAACCACCACAATACGCTACTGTGGAAGAAGCATTAGATTATTATATTCCAAGCCTTGAATCAGAAGAAGTGTCAACACAGCTTCTTGATGTGCTTGAAATGGGTATTCCTGTTACTAGCGTAGCTAATGCTATGCAAACTGCTAGTGTTATGGATGGCAAACACAGCGTTGACGTTGGTGTACTTGTACTACCTGTACTTATTGAAATTATTATGCTTATTGCTGACACAGCAGATATTGAGTATGTATCTGGTCTTGAGCCTGATAAGAGTGTGATGGATAAAACTTTGATTAATAAAGCAATCCGTAAGTACGAACAGGAAAAAGAAAAAGAAGATGAGCCGTTGGAAGATACAGGCGTAATGACAGCTATTGAAGGTCTGCAAGAAGAGCCAGAAGAAAAAGCTGGTGGTCTTATGTCACGGAGTAAATAATGGCAATATTTGGTTTAGGCAATTTTGGTGAAGGTTTTGTTGAAGGTCTTGCTACGTCTGCTAACAAGGCTTTGCAAGATGATATTAGACGTATTAATCTTCGTGCTGAGAAGGTTGCTGACTTCCAAGTGAAACGTACTGTAGAGGCACAAGAGAAACGTAAGAAAGACCTAGAAGAAATTGAAGATGCTTTGCGTGAAGCTGAAGGGATGTTTGATAAAGATGACCCACGTGCTGCTGCATACGCTGCCAGCTTACTTGAAGAGCAAGGTTCTGCATCTGCACTGAAAGCGTTTACTAAACAAATAAAAGACAGCGATGTGTATAAAAGTGGTCAGAGCCTAGCCAACTTTATGGAGATGGCTGAGAAGGATATGCCTACTGGTACACGCAGTGATTATGCAAATGCATTTCTTGGTGCGCCTTCATTGCCTACAGATTATCGCTTACCAGAAAGTGCGGCATCTGCTGGTGCTGGTAACTTGCTGGATGCTATTGGTCTTAAACCTGATGTGTCTGCAATGGTATCTGAACAGGTATCGGAGCAGATGTCAGCTATGGGTGTCGCTGAACAAGCAGAGATTACTGTGTCACTGCCTAGTGGTACATTTATGAAAGAGAAGTTTACGATGGGTAATATGACACCATCTAAACGGCTAGAGTATTTGAACCAGCAGCTTGCCAATCCTAACAATACCCCAGAACGCATTACCGAACTTCAAGGTATTCTTACCACAGCACAGGATGCGGTTTATGCAACGGGCAAAGAAGAGGATAAACTTACAGTTGTTGAAAGCAAAATTTCTCGTGCAGAAGGTGCTGAACGTGAAAGTTTGATTAAAGAGGCTGGTAATCTTAGACGGGCAATTAAACTTAAAGAAGCCGAAATGAAGAAAAAAACTGAGCCACTTGCCTTTTTAGATGCTCAAATTGATATAGCATTAGCAGATGCTTATGAAACTAAAAACTTTGACACATATAATAAGTTGAAAAAAGAACGTGACAGCATTGGTAAGCCAGTAGACCCTAAAGCTGAAATAAAAGAAGCAAAGCGTGAATTAGCAGTTAAGGTTCAGAATGGATTAGACCCAAATAGTAAAGAATATAAAACTGCTCTTGCCGCTATTCGTCAAGACGAAATTATGATAGACCGAATATATGGAGAAGGTGGTGAATTAGACCTTACTGCAGCAAAAAGTATTGCTGGATTTATGCAAACTTCTATTGATAATGACATTTCAGAAAAACTTACAGGTGAACAAAGAGATTTGTTTAATAAAGCTAGTGATGCGTTAAGCCAGTATGGTGGCAGTCAGGAAATGTTTAAAAAGACAGACCCTGTTTTATATAAACAGTATATGGATATTGTTGCAGCAAATAGAGATATACAAAATGCTGCTATAGAAAGGTTCTTATCTAATATAGATGAATCAGATAAGAAAAATAGAACTAATGCGCTGTTTGCTGCTCAGTCGGCATTTAACTACGGTGGTGAGGCACAAGCCGCTGCTGCACAAGCTGTGTCTGAAGGACAGGGTGATGGTGCTTTTGTTACTGGCGGTGAAGCACCTGTGGTTGGTGCTGAAGGTGAAGTCGTTGATGCAGTATCTGCAGCCAGCTTAAAGAAAAGGTTTTCTGATGATGAAGCTGGTGCAAATAAAATGGTAAATGCTATTCTTCGTAGCGGCATAAACATGGAAGATGCAATAGCGGATGCTACAGAAAAAGGATATAGCCCTGCTTTCATATCAGTACTTGAAAAATACAGAGGTGCTGATTCCATCGTGGATAAAATGGCTATTGAAGATGCTGGTATGGAAACAGACAAAGATGAAACAACACAAGTTATGGACATTGTAGGCCGTTTTCATAGTAGTGCTTTAGCACCTAACATTGTAGCGCAACCAAGCAAAGTTAACAGGCTTGTTAGAGAAGCACTAGGTCTTGGTAATACAGACAGAGATAAAGAACGTGCTAATGAAATTATTGAACAAGCAAGAGTAAAGTTGGTTGAAAGAGATAGAAAGCCAAAAGATACTAATAGAAGAGCATCAAGAACAGGACGGGCTAATGGCGGCTTAATGTCAAGGGGTTAATTATGGGCGTATTAGACCAACTTCTGGACGAAGAAGACCAGCAGCCTGTAGTTAAACCAACTCCTGCGCTGGAAACACAGCAAGCTATTCCAACTGAAGCACCTAAGAAGGTGGGTGTTCTTGACCAGTTGTTGGAAGAAGAAAACGAAGACGTAGCTGCTGCTAAAACAAACAAGAACATTGTAACAAACTCTGCTGTACAAGAAGCTGCTATGCGTTTTGCAAAAGAACGTCTTGGCATGACAGAAATTAGTTCTGCAGATGCAATGGATGAGTTTGTTGAACACTTCCGTGAGTTTAATGTAAATGAATTAACTGCTGCAGGTGACTATCGTTATGTGTCTGCAGCCGCTGCTGATGCCACTAAACGTGGTGATGAAAAGGCAGCACAGCGTTTATCTGACTACAGATTACTGTATCAAACATTCAGTGAGATGCCTAGCTTCTCAGATGGATTCTGGAAGGCTACAGGTGATTACGCTGAAGGTATTCTAAAAGCCCCATCAACGTATGTTGGTCTAGCACTTCCCGGTGCTGGTAAGGCTAGTGGCATAGCTGCTACCCAAGCAGCAAAGCAAGCTGTAAACAGAACACTTGCTCAAGCACTCAAAACTCCCGTAACAACACTCGCATCAAAAGCTGCAGCTAACCCAATCAAGACAGCAGTTTTGGTTGAAGGTACTGCTGGTACATTGCAAAACATTGCAGCGCAAAAGACAGAGATTGAAGCTGACTTGCGTAAAGAATATAACCCGACTGAAACAGCACTTGCCTTTGGCCTAAGTGGTGCGCCTGTTGGTGTGCTTGGTGTACTTGCTAAAGGTAAAGCAGAGAAAGCAATAGAAGCTGGCACGGATGACATTGTTGCACAGGCTACTGAAGCTGTGGCTAAAGCAGACGAAGCTGCACTAGAAAAAGCTACAGAAACAATAGCAAATAATAGAGTGCTTGCTAGAACCGTAGCTGGCGCACTTAACCCACTTGACCCAGAACTGGTTGCGAAAGGTAAAGGTGCTATCAAAGATGTAGCGGATGAGAAAGATTTAACACCTGACTTTACCATATCACTAGATGAAACCAGAACAAAGCGCATCTTTGCAGCAGCAACTGACATCTTATCAAAGCAAGAAGGTGGATTACTTGATGGTGAACGTGTCACTGAGGGTGTTGCTCGTATAATCAGGGGAATGGACGAAAAGAAAGCTGACTCAGGATTAGATTTCTTAAAAGAAACACTTGAAAAGTACAACATAACGCATGATGACTTAGCTAATATGTTTATGGCTGATGTGTCAGATGCTGCTCGTAAGCTACAACAAGCAGGTGCATCATCTCGTGTGTTCAAGCGGCTAAACTCTGTTGCTTCAGACAATCTTTTTGCACTTGATGATGTAGCTAAAGAAAATGTTAAGAAAGTTGCTACAGCATTAGATGAAGCTGACCCACGTAAGGCACTTGAAGCTACTAAAAAACTAGAAGGTAAAGAAGCTGGTGTAGGTGCATTTGTTCGTGCGCTTGATACTGCACGTCTAGCCTCTATGACATCACAGACAGCTACAACAATTCGTAATACTGTATCTGGCTACACTCGTGTTGGTATTGATACGGTTGTTACAGCTATGGACAGAGGCATTGCCTCATCATTGAAGGTAGCGGGTAAAGGTAAAGACAAGGTTGGTCTTGGTAGTATTACACCTAACGAAGACATCTTTGCTCTTACCTACGGTCTAATAAATAAGAAGGAAGCAAAAGCTGTAACTGAAATATTTGATATGGGCTTTCATACCAAAGCCACAGGTCTATTCAGAGAACTGCAGGACATTGATCCTAAAGGTGCATCTGGTTCAGCTAAGATTGAAAAGCTACGTGCTTATGGCAAGGAACTAAACAGACTTAATACATTGTCAGATAATATGTTTAAACGTGCAGCATTTGTTGGTTCATTGAAAAGACAATTGAACGAACTGTACAATGTAAAAGGTGGTAATGTAGAAGACTTTAACCTTGTTAATATCATCAAAGAAGGTAAATTTAATTCAGTATTTGATACAAAAGAAGGTACAAAGGCTCTTGATAAAGCAGTAGAAGATGCATTGTATTTTACGTATCAAAAGTCACCTGACAGACCAGTCTTCCGTGCTATCATTCAAGGTATTCACAGCGCACCATTCCTGACAACATCTCTAGTACCATTCCCCCGGTTTATAGCAAACGCTATGCGCTTTACCTATGAATACTCACCTCTGTATCTGCTGCAAGGTGGCGCACGTTCATTTGCTAAAGATGCAAATAACTACGAAGAAGTATCAAAGGCTCTTGTAGGTACAGGATTGCTTGCTGGTGCATACGCATTTAGAAGCAGTGAAAATGCAGGTGAGAACTGGTACGAATACAAGATGGACAATGGCAAGACATTTGATATGCGTCCTTTCTTCCCTGCTGCACCTTATCTGTTTGTAGCTGATATGATGAAACGCTATCGTGAAAACGACCCATTGTTTGGCGATAGAAGTTTCTTGACAGATTCAATTCAGGCACTGACAGGTACACAGTTCCGTGCTGGCTTCGGTATCTACGCCATCGACAGTGCGCTAGAAGATTTAGCTAAAGATGATATTGATGCAAGCGAAAAGGCAGCTAAACTTGCAGCTAACTTTGGTGCAAACGTAGTAAGCACATTTACAATACCACTTACAGCAGGACAGGATTTGTATAACACATTCCTTGCACCTGACGATGAATTGATTGTACGTCAGACTGAAACATCTAACATCTTTGATTTGATTGTAAACAAGTCACTTGCTCGTGTACCAATGAACTATGCACTAGAAAAGTATTTGGCTGAACACATTGGCTATAACGCACCAGAGATATATGAAGTTCCATCTAAGGCAGAGCCTATGCGTAGGCAGCTTCCTCTTACACGTCAGCTTACAGGTGCTTTGCTAAGAGAACGTCGTAACTTCTTAGAGGATGAATTAGCAAGGCTGAAGATTACAAGACGTGTGCTATCAGCTAAGACAGGTGTGCCTGAAGCTGACCAGTTAATCAACACGCTGATTGGTGAGTACGCTACTGATTATATTGTGCCGACATTACAGAAGAGTGATAAGTACAAGAATATGCCAGCAGATGAACAAGCCTTATATATTAAAAATGTAATTAGTGATTACAAGGGTGACATTATGGACTTGGTTAAAATAATGGCTAAGTCTTCTGGTAAAGATAGATACGGCTTTGACCCAATGGAACGTGTAGCATTTAAGAAACTAAATGATGTTGCAAAGCGTAAAGCCTATGAAGAGTACCACGAAAGGTTTGGTGAACCAAAAGAGGGTGAGTTCTACGATTATGAAGTACTCACCCAATTTGGAAAATTCTTTGATAAGGTTTTAGATTTACGTTAACGATTATCTCCATCACCCTGCAAGCGATTCCTAGCTTTCCTGTCAGCCAGTTTGTCCAAGTTGTCATCCATGATTCTACCAAGATTCATGTCCACTTCTTTAGCAAGCATTGCGCAGTACCATAATACATCACCTAACTCATGTCCTATAGCATTTAATTTAGCATGATAATCTTCTCTATCTGCACCATCACGTATTAGCTTCTTTGCTTTATTAGCAATCTCGCCAGCCTCACCAGCAAGCCCAAGAGTTAGATACTCAAGGGCTTTTTCTTTTGGAAAAATGGCAGTCTCCGCTGCTTTACGCTGGTATTCTGTTGCTGTAATGTCACTCATATATCGCTCCTTCATCCACTGTTTAGCTTCTTGCTCTAGCTTCATTTGTTTGTACCTTATCTAGCTGCTCATAGTAGGCATCATTCCAACCACGCTGCCACTCACGTGCTTGCATAGTATGTGTGTCCATATTAGGACGATGCTCTAGGTAAACACCCTTCTTATTGAACCTGCCCCCATTTTTAAAGGCTTCGTACCCCCACTGGTATTGAATACGCAGTGGAGCATCATATTTGCTTAATCCGTTACGCCGCATCTTTATCTTCCATTTCTTCTTTAGGGAAATACTTCACAAGCATTTCTAGTTTGTCGTGGTAATTAGCAATCTCTTCAAGTTCATCTTCTATTGCAGTTTGAATATCCTGATGCTCACCAATACCAACAGGATGAGTGAGCAGGATTTCAATGTTGGCCTTATGTTTATTGATATGGCCTACTAGATGCGAAGTCTGTGCATCAATCAACATATTTCTCATTATCTTTCTCCTTCTCTTTTTGTTTCAACCATTCTTCTCTGCAGGGGTGATGAGCAGGTGGGTTATGTTGCACCCACCCGTCACCTGTTTTCCATACTACACTCATGCTGCGTTCAAGTCAACTACTTCACAGACGCCAGCAGTACAAGCTAACTCACGTCCACCTGATGTAGTATCTTCCTTCTCAAACTCCTGCAGCATAGACCAGTCTACATTCTTGGGCATCTTAGCTGACCATTCTTTATATGTGTTAGCATCAATGTCCTGATAAGGTGCTTGTTGATATGTATGCTCACTGAATGGCAGGAAGCTGATACCACTGACCTCATCAAAGTGTTCGTAGACCCACGCACCTACAGCCATCCACTCATTCTCTTTTACTGAGATGGTGACTGATGGTTTGTGTTCACACCAGTGACGCTGGTAAGTCAGCCACAGTTCAAGCTGTTCGATGGCTGTCATACCTGTACGTGTCACTGCGTTCTTAGGTGACTTCATAGGGAAGCTAAACACTGTCGTTGAGTCGGGCTTCATTACGTCAGGTTCAGCAGGTATGTCCTGTGAAATCAAGAACTGTGTCAATGGGTCTTTGTTATCCCCACGAACAGTGCGAATGTAGTATGGGTTGTGTCTAGCATGAATGCCACTAGCACTATCTACAAGCTGTGATACCGTACCACTAGGCTTGACACAGGTGATAGCAGCAGACTGCTCAATGCCAAGTTCAAATGCCATAGCTGCATTAGCTTCAATAGCAGTAACACGTAGCATCTCAAGTGTATCGGCTACTTCCTTACCCTTATGCAGTGCAGCACAATCCATGATGCCTGTCAGGGATACGCCAAGCAAGCGTTCCTGCTCTGTATTCTGCTGCCAAATCTTACGTAGGTAACGAAAGTTTGTCAGTGTAGACTGGAATGTACCTAGAATAGTGGCAAGGCGTACCTTCTCTTTCAGTGACACAAGCGTGTCAGTTTCACGTGCAACAACCTCTGACAAGTTACAAAACTGGTATGGACGTAGTATGATTTCACTACAAGGATTACACCCGAAGTCATGGTCAGTCTCACGCCTACCATTCTTAGCTGCTTGCTTGATAGCTGACTGCCTGTTAAAGATACCACGTTCACCTGACTTACTGTCGTACAGAGACAACCACTCACGCATGAATGTACCCATCTCAGGCTTAGTCTTGTATGCGACAGAGTTATTAGCCAGCGCACGTTGTCCTTCATTCTCCCACCACTGACCTGACTTGGCATGAGCCATCTGGTCATCATTAAGATTAGACAATGAAATCAATGCACTACGACGTACACCACCTACGACTACCACTTCACCAATCTTACACATTATATCGTGACACTCAATTGGATAGAGTCTGCGACCTGCTGCACCCTTAAACTTCTGTATGACAAACTCAAACAGTTCAACCAAAGGTTGTGGACCTGACGCACGACCACCAAATGTCTTGAGCCTTGCACCTGCAGGACGTACCTCTGATACATCAAACTTAGGAACCTGCCCGGTGTACAGCATGGCAATCAGTTCTTTCAGTGACTTTGCCCAACCGGGTCTGCTATCACCTACCTTGATTACTGTGTCTGTCTCGTGGAACTCTTCATTCACAATAGGCAGCTTCTCAATGTTATGACGCTCTACACTGAAGCCTACACCTGTGCCACACATAAGAATGTACATAGTCTCATCAAACGCACGTGGGCTATCCACTGGTACATATGAACAGTTGTATCCACCTACGTGGCAACGGTCTAGTGCTGGGCCAGCAGTCATCAATGCCCTCATACTAGGCATGATTGACTGGTTGAGTACAGCTTCTTCTAGTTCTGCCCTCAGTGTATCTGGTAGCTTGTAACCGCAATAGCTATCCAAGTGATTAGCCATATAATCAAAATATCGTGTAACTGTTTCACCCCATGTTTCCCTTCGTTGCTCGTCTTCTTTCCATCTTGCATAGCGTGACAGTGCTATGAAGTTCTGATAGTCTGTTGGTAATGTATTGCTAATCATCTCTTACTCCGTTATCGTTCTAATGTTTCTAATACTAGCACCTTCAATATCATAAAAGTATTCTTGGATGCTTTCCTCTAATTCCTCGCCCACCTGCCCATCAGCAGGGACGGGGTATTCTTCATCGTCAATATCAATGGTAATAAACATCTTAACTCGCATCTGCCACTACCTCTTCAATCAACCTATCCAGATACCATCTGGCTTTCTGCAAATCTTCAATGGGTTTATCCTTGTAGTCAAAACGCCATAGATATTTCATAATGTTACCCTGCAGGTAATACTTAAACCCATCACCAGTAGCAGCAGAGATAGCATGAATGCATTCAATGCCTGTCTGATTGTAGTGCGGTGGACTGTTGACCATATCAACATTGCCCCATGCTTCTTTACCTGCTTTTTCTGCTTCTTCCATCTTCTTCATAAATGAATCATGTCTCATGCTGACCCCTTTGTTCTACTGTTAAAGTTAAGGTGTATCACGTTACCATCGTAAGTTTTTTCCACACCCATCTCTTCCTCTAGTTCTACATCAATATCCATCTCGTTGTCAATAACTTTTGTGACGTACTCGTGAACAATATTGCGTAGTTCTTCTACCTCTTCCATGACAGGCACAGCAGCACACATCATCTTAGCAAAGTGCATTATCTGATAATAGTCATCATCGTCTAATGGGTTATCCGGCATAGCCATTATAGATATGTCAACTTCGCCCGACCACTTACCATCGTTATCAGCGAATGGTCTGACACGTATAAGTAAATCTTCATTCTGTATTTCTTTAGATAGTTTAGTCATCATGTCCATACTCTATCTCCTTTTCACTTTTGTGCCGCCAAACTTAATAAACTTTGGATGCTTGTTCTTGCCCTTCTCCTTCAACCAATCTTCAGGAATAATCCTGTCATAGTATCTAAAGCCGTACTTGATACACCATTCACCGTAGGTAGACTTAGCACCCTTACGTAGTTTGCGTCTGCTGCTTTCAAACACAAAGCGTATATCCAACTTGGGATGCTGCTTTTTAATAGCCAGATGCTTGCGTCTATCTGCTGCGGTGAACATACCTTTTGTTTCAATTATGATGCCATTGGACAGCACGAAGTCCGGTGTGTAGGTTCTGTATGCAAGGTCTTCCCACTCAATCTTAACTTGTTCATACAAGAACTCTACGTTAAGTTCTGTGAGATAGTCTGATACCTTGAGTTCCAGACCGCTACGATAGCCATACTTTCGTGCTGCTCTAAATTGTTTTGCGTTAGGCAATGACTTCACCTATGTAACTTACTATAGGTGGGTTCTTTGCCTGTGACTTTACAGATGGACGCTCAGTAAGACTATCCCAACAATCGTGACGGTAGTTACAAAATCTGCATCCGTCATTAAGGACTTTATTACCTGTGGGCTTGCCACGAAAAGTCTCAGGCACTGGTTCAAAACATCTTTCAAACTTGTTCTCCTTTACTTTATCTACGGTAGCTTTAATCTTAGACACCTCAGTATCTATGTCCAGTCCTGTAGCTGGTACATACTTGAACTGACCATTGGCTTTGTTCACTACCCACCAGCCACCTGCCTTCTTGTCTGCAGCTTTAGCATAGCCAGCTAACTGAGCCACATACCCGAAGCCATCACCGCTGGCAAGAGTGTCATAGGATTCAAACTTGTTTCTATATGACCAGTCTGAAGCTGATTTAATATCATCAACTGCACCATCAAGGATGAGGTCATAAGAACCAGAAACGCTATCGTCACCAAGGTCAAGAGAAACTTTATCCGTGTCTTCATATTTAACTCCTGCTTCTTTAAGGATGCCTTTGAACACTGCTTCCACAATGTCTCCCAGCATCATGTTCATTACAAAGGTTGTCGGAAAGGGTAACGCTACCTCTGGCTTGTTCTTGTCATACCAGAGTTGGCAAGTTGGCCTACCTACGTTTGACATACGTAGACCAAACTTGTCACGCTTGTTACCCCCACCGAACTGACGTGCTGCAGCAGCCATCACATCAAGACCAATCTGTTTGATTGTCCTTTGTGACATACTTACCTTACCTTTCACAGCGTTATCAAGATACTGATGCAGTGCCAGTTCAGCAGGATGGTTCATTATGCTACCTCATCTTCTATTTCAATGTCCACAATGTCATCTAACACTTCAGCATCGCCATCTTCCAACTTTGAGTTTACTTTTTCTGCCCACGAATTGATAACATAGCTATTGTAGTTGTCAATCCATGACATGAAGTCAGCAAACAAAACGTGGTCATCATTTGTAACCTCAAGTGTTTTAGTTACATCAAGAGATACAACAGGAATGAAGAAGCTATTACCATTAGGCATCTTACGCTCATTTGTGTTGGCAGTAAACAAATGCATAGGTGGAAGTCTTCCCATCTTAGCAAACTTTACAAATACATCGCCAACTAGCTTAAATGCGTCACGGTTGTCAATCTCCCAGATAAATGGAGTAGATTCCAATTCTACTGGCTCACCTTTTTCATTTACGGGATTCACCAGTTCAACTGTACCAAAAACAGCACGAACACGTTTAATCTGCTTGATTAACTCCTGCGTTTTTTCTGGTAATGCTTTGAAGTCTTGGATATAACCTGCAGGTTTACCACAGTTAAATCCACCGTCATTATCTTTCAAGTCAGATTCCATTTTTGCGTCTTCTGTCATAAGAGACTTGATAAAACGGTTAGGTGAATTAGCACCACCCATCACAAACCGCTTATACATAAAACGCTGAACAAAAGCACGGATGTTCACAGAAGAGGCGTAGTATGTGGGGCCATCTGGAATTTCCAGCTTATATGCACCACCCTCAATTATTTCCATGTTTACATTTTTTCCATTTACTTCTGCTGTACCCATTACTGGTGAATGGTTAATGCGAAGACGTGCAAGCGAACTGCTTTTAGATTTGCTTCCACCTTCCTTTGCAATACCCATTGCTTTCGCCATAGCTGCGAAATTATTTTGGTCTATTGTTGTAAGTTCTGTCATGTATGTTACTCCTTTCGTTAGAGTGAATGAGGCATAGTTATATCACGCTACGTCCTTCGTGTCAAGCCAATTTGGTCCAATTTTTGCTTCTAAAAGTAGCGGCACATTGAAATCAACACCCCAACGTGCAGCTATAAGTTGTGGTAGTACATTATTAGTATGGTCTATCGCATTGATTACCTGTTGTTCTTCTTCAGGATGAACGTCAATGACGATGCTATCATGCACTGTATTCACTATACACGATTTTTTATCCTTTAGCAATTCATCAATGTGTAGTAAAGCTATTGGCACAATGTCTGCTGTAGCAAACGATTGCACAGGATAATTTTTTATTTGTGTAAAGTGACTTACCCGCCCGGTAGACTTTCGTTTCACATCGGGAAATGAAAACTCCCGACCACTAGGCGTAGTAATTTTTTGTGTTTCTAAAGCCTCTTTAGCCAGTCTGGAATGCCAAGCTGCGACACCTTTGTATTTATTGGTGAAGTGTTCGTAGTAGGCTGCTTCTGCTTTGCTTCTACCAAAGCCTGTTGCACCGTAGAGTGGCGCAAATGTATGTGCTTTCGCATCCTGTCTACTCGTAGGTTGACCAGCATCACTAATAACTTTAGCGGTGTATGCGTGTACATCAAATCCAGTAGATACTTCTTCAATAGCAACCTCATCTTGTGATAGGTAGGCTGCAGCACGGAACTCTAACTGTGCAAAGTCAGCTTCCATTACCTTGCCACCTTCAAATCGTGACACAAATACTTTCTTAACAGGGAACGTGCCGCCACGTGGCATATTCTGCATATTCGGGTCAGCACCAGACAGACGACCAGTAGCTGTACGATGTTGTAGAAGGCGTACATGAAGTAGCCCGTCGTGCTTGGTGTGTGTCTTGATGCCTTCCACGAATGATGACAGATAAGTATCAACAGCACTTAGCCTACGCACTTTATATAGGAAGTCTGCCGCATCTGTCATACCTTTACTACGTGCAGCACCTTCAAGTATTTCAAGGTTAATCTTACTTGTAGTAAAGCCATTTGCACTTGCCCACTTTGGTGATGGTGGCTTGAACTTAAAGCCAGCAAGTGTATCTGTTGGTTTAAACAAAAAGCCTTCGGTATTACAAGTCTGGCATCGACTTGGTTTGGCAAAAGGCTCACCATTTTTCTTTTTCTTTCGTACATAGCCAGAGCCACCACAATCTGTACATTGCTCTGCTACAGTTCTGTAAAGACGTTTAGTGCCGGATGACATCATGTTATTGAACTCCGTATTGGACATATAGGGGTCAATCTTGCCTGACCATTCTGTTTTATCCAGAACTTTACGTCCATAAATAACCCAAGACAACTGTTCTGGGCTGTTTAGATTAATAGGGGTATCACCCATAACCTTACGTACATGAGACTGTAAATCTTCTTCTAGCTGTTTCTTTTCTGCTTCAAACTCATCACGCACGTCGTCAAGTACAGATAAATCAACTTTAAATCCACGCTGATATATACGTGCTAAACACACAGCCACCTGATTAGTCAAGGTAACTGTATCCATAAGACGTGCATCAGGCACAGTGTTCAAGCGATACATCAGCTTATCTGATAACTGCTGCGTAGCATGAAGGTCAGCAGACAAATACTCGCATAACTCATCGTGTGGTATGTCACGTGTGCTGTACCCTTTCTTAAAGTATTCTTTCAGTGTGTCTTGTTTCTTGGTATCTAACTCATAGCGTTCTGCACAAGCCTCAAGAGACAGTGGTTCTTTGTTACCACGCTGCAGTACATACTCTGCAAGCATTGTGTCAAACACAGGGCCATCATACTTGAAGCCCGACTCCCACAGCCACATCAAGTCGTATGGAGCATTGTGTGCGATGATGATAGTAGATTGGTCAAGATACATTTGAAGCAGCTTATGTCCATGATATGTATGCTCACGTTCACTGTGGTCAAACGTAATCAACTCTTCCTGTCCTTTGTCAGTCAACACACCAACCAAAGTTAGTGAGTTTTCTGGCTCAAAGGGGTCAAGGTGCATTTTACCATCACGTTGTGTTACTGTGTTTTCTACATCAAGTGTCAGTTTCATTGCTAGTTCCTTTCAAATATTGTATTGCTCTTTTAAGTATTGCAATGTCATCATTAAAATTGCCTAACGCCCTATTACATTTATGACACAGCCAACCTCTAAAAGTATTATTCTTATGGCAATGGTCTAAGACCCAAGCAGTTCGTTTCTGTAAATCTCCTACCTCTTCTGCATTACCTAAACATATAGGACATCTATATTCATTTTCATCAGGCATACCATACTTTTTTCGTATAAGTTCTCTTGAATTTGCCATATCACGCATACATTTTTTACATTCAGGACGTTTGTATGTTCCACCATGACAATCAGAAAAAGCATTTAGAGGTAATACTTTTTTGCATTTACTGCATTTCTTTGTGTCTCCTTCAGGATCAAAGAAAACAGTATCACCAAACAATTCATGCTGCATCATACTGTATACCTAGCTGTCTGATATTCAAGTTCGCAGTGTACCACACCATGCCATCCTGTCAACTTGTTTTTTACAACATTCAGGTGACGCTGTGTGTCTTCCTCTTCTTGCCCATCAACAACAGGGTTCTTAGCAATCAGCACCATCAAGTCAGCTTCAGCAGCTTTACCTGTACGTGAGCCTTCCATCATAGATTGATTGAGTAAAACCTTGCCTTCAGCATCAGCAGATAGCTGTGACATATAAAACATTGCACATTCATGCTGCTTGGCAATCATACGTGCGTGAACAGCGTTTGCCTTGAGTGCTTCATCTGTACGAGCAAAGCCACCCGTCTTGGCAAACTTATCACCCATGTCAAGAAGTACAATGTCTGGTTTATATGACTTGCAGATAGACTCTACCCAATTCATGTCACGACCTGTAGCATCTTTAATCTTGATACGTTCTTTAACAGGTGCGTACAACTCACGTGCTTTAGCCGGATTGTCTTTTATTTCACGCATTGTCATTCCTGTGGCAGCAGTCAAATACCTTGCACCAACACGGTGGTAGCCTTCTTCATTACACAACACAATACAGTTAGCGCCTTGATGTGCAAAGCCACCCGGCGCAGCAATCAAGCTGGCGTGAAAAGATGTCTTGCCAGTGTTAGGCCGTGCGCCTATCTCAATCAAGTGACCTGCGTTAACACCTTCTACCTTACGTGTCAGACTAGGAATGTTGAATGTCCAACGAGCCTCAAGGTCATTGCGAGCAAGCAAGGTTTCAATCTCAATGTCGTCCCACTCTACGTTTAGATTAGGCGTGAAGTCATCGCCATACTGCTCAAGTAACATACGCAATGGCTCAAGGCTAGACTTGTCACCATTCACATAATCGAAACCAAGATTGGCAATGTCCTCGCCAACAACCTGTTGAAACAGTTTGGACAGTACCTCTTGTGCCACGTCACTGCCCATAGGTGTCTCACGCTTTATCTGACCAAAGAGACTGCTGTACGATGCTTTTTGTGCTGTCGTCATTGTAGGATTGTTTGATATAAACAATGCCTCAATTTCATCAGGTGTCACAGTACGTTCATACCTATCCATAGCTGTATCAATAGCCTGTTTTATTTTACGCACATCTTTGCTGAACAGTCTGTCAGGACAACGTGCGCCACGATGGTCATCGTAAAATGACCTATCCATTAAACTTCTAATCAGTGATAATTCCATATAAATTCTCCATATCTGTCGGGTTACGATATTTCAAGTCATCATTCAAACGTAGTACACGAACATCGTTCACATGACCACGTAGTTCCTTTGCCATCTGCAAAGTCTTCGGTAGTGCATCGGGGTCTAATGCAATTACGGCTGTTGAGAACTGTGCGAGATACCCTTTATGCGACTCTTGCAGAGATGTACCAAGTATCGCAACCCCGACAAAGGATTTGCCACCAACCACGGCTGCACTCACACAGTCCTCAACAACAACTGCGACTTTACCACAACCATGTGTGTATGGCAAGCCACTTTTTCCATATCGTTTCCATTTAGGTAATCGCTTACCAATGGCACGACCAGTACCATCAACAATTTTACCTTCGTGCATGATAGGAAAAACAATTCTGTCTTCCTTTACATCATACATGACACCTAAATCATCTGGGTCAAGTTTGTATCCGTAACAAAATGACAACACAGTACGTTTCTTTCTGTGAGGTATAATGTATTGAGGCAATTCAAAACTATCTTCGACAAACTCTTTTGCCCCACTAAACCCAGCACGTATGTCATCAATAGACAGATGTACACGTGTACCGCCCTTAGAACCACAAGATACTTTGTAACAATTCCATACAAGTGACCCCATGTTATTGGTCACTGTAAATGTATTATACCCACCACAGTTAGGACAATTCATCCTTTTTGTAGTTCCATTAGGTATATCTATATCACTTATAGTGTTATATATATTATTCATGTAATATCACTTTCCTTTGCGGCACTTGCTATGCTTATACCATGAGATTTTCTAGCTGTCAATGCACTATCTGCACTTGACAACGTATTTTTTAAGTATGGTTTTACCGAAGATGGATTAGCGTGTCCTGTAACCGACATAATTTGTGCCATACCGACACCTGCCTCAACCATTTCAGTTGTACCAGTCCTACGTAAATCCGACAGACGTAAATCTTTTGATAGACCAACATCATCCATCAATTTACGACCATGCAAAGGTAACTTATACATACTGTAAGGTATATACTGACCATTTACAGGATTGGGTCTTGGTGCAACATATTTTTGAAAACCGAAGTCTTGTTCTTGTTGTTTAAGCATCTCAAACAAATCCTCTTCAATAGGTAAGTGTACCTCTGCTTTACGCTTAGACTGCTCTATATAAACAGTACGTGCTTCAAAGTCTATTGCATCCCATGTAAGCAGACGCATATCGCCAAGACGCTGACACCATTCGTATGCCATGTGAGCAATCAAACCTATGTTACGGGTGCTAAAATCGCTGTAGGCGGCGTTTAATAGCTTCTGTACATCTTCCCTACACCAAATTACCTTACGCCTGTCAGCGGCTCTTTTACGCACGTTAGCGAAGGGATTAATCATACACATTTCCATACGCAAACCATGATTAAAAATAATACGGGTGACAGATAGCAGATGATTTGCGGTTGCAATACCCCTTTCACACCAGTCATTGTATGCAACTTTTGCTACACGTGTAGGTAATGTCTTGTAGTTGTATTGGCAGAGGGGCTTGCCCTCTACCTTTGTGTTTAGCATGACATTCAAAAGATACTTATAATGAGATTTAGTTTCATCACGTATGTTCTTGAAATCATAGGAAGAATAGTAATCTTCCACCAGTTTAGATAACTGTGACATTATGCCGCAATTGACTGAAATTGTGGTGAATCAATCCACTTGGCAACTTCCTGTTCTCTTGCCCACATAGACTGCGCCTCAGTATCATTACCAGTGTTACGAAGATTGAACCCATTACGCTCATCAGCATAACTGGCGTAGTTTGTAAAGGCAGAGTACAATGACCAGACATTACGTCCACGTGTACTAACCTCTTGATTATAAAGGCTAAACATCTTATCTGACTTTCGGTCAGACTTTATTACTGATTCAAGCAGAGCCTTTACATCCACAGTCATAAGACTTGTTTCTGCCCAACGCTGGAACTTGTCAGCCGTTGCATAAAAATCTGTAACAGATGACTGCAACTCTTGGATGAATTTGTCCAAGCTAAAATTGCTGGTGTTCTTACGCTTAATCTTGTCGTAGTCACCAGTGACCATTCCGTTTGTGCAGAAGAAGTCAATAGCACCAAAGAACACCATGTTACTGCATGAACCATCAATGCCATGTAAGGCAATCAGCCGGGGTGCAATAGTTGTGGTATGCTTTTCTGTCTTAATCTTACGAAGCACGTTAGGCATAGTCATGTCCATCATAACCCACGCATTGTTACGTGCAGTGTTGTATTTGATGTTCATCTGATTGCAGAACTCTTCGCCAAGATGCTCAGAGATTGTGTTGTGTGCTTTAGTAAAGAAGTCACCGTGTGAAGCACAGCTAAAGCCGTTGCCTACGATGCCTAGATATTCACCTGTGTTGCCGTTGATGACATACTTCGACTTGTCATACTTGGTTGGTTCAAACTCCACAGAGAAGTTAATGTGGTCTGGAACGATTTGGTCTGCTGTAAAATCTAATGGCATGGTTATATCTCCTTTCATACCGTTAAGTGATGTTCTGTTATACCAGCAATATTTTACAAAGTCAACACTGCTAGTACAAAAAATATTATAACACCTATTATAATGTCCATCATGTCTCCCTCAAGTTAAATTGATGTCTTAAAGTGTCCCATGCGTCACTCAACTCTTGTAAGTCAAACGCTGACACAGCACGTATGCCACCCATGTCAGGGTAAAGTGCAGTCTCAAGAAAGCTGTCTAACTTACTGTCTATACTATACAAAGCCGCCTGTTGCATAGGTTGTAATCCATTCACAGAACTTTGCCGCTTTTGTTTATCTTTTTCACGCACCTTTTCCCAATGGGCGATACGTTCATCTTGTGTCATATTCTCTAGCTTTTTTGTCATGTCATTCTCCTTTCATCCAACTTGGCATTTCACGTCCTTTGTTGTAACGAGCAAACTTTGATTTGTCAACAACGTAAAACGCACGGTAGGCCATGATAGGCCAATGCTCACTTGTTTTTAAGTTATCGTGTCCACTGAAACACTGTGGGTGTGCAGTAAGCATACCACGTGGTATCTTACAGACACCAAACTCTAAAGCACGGTAGTGTTTACCTGCACCATGTTCTTTGCCGTATCGGTGTGTGTATTCACGCAACATTGCGTCATACAACTTAAACGCAAACTGGTAGTTAGCTTGTGTCTCCATTGCCCACAGTGTGCAGGGATGTTTCTGATGCACAGGCTTGTACAGTTGTTTGATTTCAGCGTACTCAGGTGCGTGATGCCACAGGCTTGTACACAACATCTGCGCCTCTTCCAACGGCATCTTTACAATGTGCTGATCGCATAACTGCTTGGCTATGGCATCAGGGTGATGGTCTATCAGAAATCTGTTCATTGTCATTCTCCTGTATCTGGTAGTTAAACAACTTGATTGCTGTTACTCTGTCTATCTTAAACCATTCGTTGTGCCTGTCAAGCGCAAAGTGTTCAAACACCTTGTGCATCTCAGCTTCTTTCTCACGTCTATGGTCAGATTCAAGACGGGCAATGACTTTGTAGTCACGATGTGGTGAGTAGGTCTGGTAGTCATTCAACCTGTCATCCGCATCTTTGGCACATCCAATCTTTACCCAATCAGGCCATGCGTCATTGACAATGACATACACAAAGCCTTCTTTGATCTGCTCTAGCTTCTCAAGTGTGGTGACGTGCGCCCATGACTTCCAACGTCCTGCTTTCCAGTTAGGGTCTGACCGTGGTACGTACTTGCCATTGACCCACATACGCCGTGCGTTCTTGGTGTTGTACTGATCCCATCGTTCACGTTTACCTTCACTTGGTATGTACCACCATTCACCATTCTCAAATACCTTTTGAGCATTTTTAACTACGCTTCTGTTCATGTCATTATCCTTCCTATGATACCTGCTACTGCATGATAAGCCATCCAGCCTAAGAAGGCGAAGATGCAAAAGAACAAGAACATTTCAATGCCATCATGCGTGAGGTAATAATATTTCACTTTGTGCCATAGCTTACTCATGCTCACCCCCATTGCCTCTACCTAGCCCACCGAAATAGTTAGGCTTGCGCTTGGCTGTTTCAAATACACCTGCCGTGATGAACACACCAGCTATTAGCAAAGCGTGTGCCACTGCACTGATACCAAACACAGTGATAGACCCGACAGACATACCGAAGATAATACACCACATCCACGCTAGTATCTGCATGACAAGATGCCGTGTGTTTGTGTCAGGTATGTGTGACAGTGGGTTGTGTTTACTGTCCATGATTAGGTTGTATAGTTTAATCATCTGCAATCATCCTCATCAAATTTACAACGTGTTGTGTAGTATGCCATCAGCATGGCAGCTAACTCTGGGAAGGTTTCCCAATCAGGTCTGCCATGTGTATCAAATAGATAGTCAATCTCTGTGTCAAGTGCTACCAGTATGGCGTTCACTTGTTTCTTTGGTAGGTTAAGCGTTATCATTATCAATCTCCTTTACCATTCTACAGGGTAGAATACTTCTACCATGCTATCACACTTAGGGCAAGTCAGTATCGTGACCATGCTAAACTCATCACCAGGATGGTCATCAGGGTTGATGTCATGGTCATTGCCCCAGATTAATTCTGTGTCTTTACAGTGCCAACAGTTCATGTGTAGCTACCCCCTTCATCACGTTCATGTAGGTCATCTACATCTATGCCATCACAGATATATGAGTAGTCATAGTTGGGTAAGCTGAACAGTTTGATGCTACCATCTTCATTACGAATGTAATCATCTGCATCATCATCCCATACAGATACAGGCATATCCCATACCAGTACGGTATATGATTTATCTGGGTCAAACATCGTCAATCTCCTTATTTTTTCCAGACAGATACTTAGGTATCTCTGCCTCTGTTTCCTCAATGCTCTTGCCACATATGTAGCAATACATCTTGCTAATCAGGTTACGCAATCGTGTTGGTATGTACTGCACACTTTTGCAGTATACGCAAATATGTTTGACTAGGTTAGCCATCATCTTCATCCTTAAACAGTTTATATATTATATAACATATTCCAACTACAGATACAACCAGATAGCCGCCAATGAACACACTGTCCCACGGCATCTGATTGTATACGCATAGTAGAGTAGTACATTTCGTGTTAAATAACACGTTTTTTTACTTAGCTTCGTGAATGACATAATCGTTGCCATTCTTTGAGACTACACGGTACAGGTTCCAGAATGGATTGCCATAGTACCGAATGTGCTTACCGTCATTGACCTGTAGGAACTTGCCACTAGCTGACTGACCTACATAGTATTTGCCCATGTGATTGAATGAGCGAACATTCTTGCGGTCAATGGTTGGCTTTGCACCTGTCACGGCGTTGAGGATATTGATAGCTTTTACTTTTACAAACATGATTACATCTCCTTTTTACTAGTTGGTTGGTTGAGTAGTTTTATGACATACTCAGGTCAGCAAGTCAAGAGGCTTGGGCAAACTGCTTGGTAAACCGTGCCGCCTTACGCCGCACAGTCTTTGACTTGTTGTGCTTACGCCAGTGGTCACGCTTACCGTCAGGCTTTTCAACCTTCAGATTTTTCATTGCTTCTACCTTTATTTGCATTGTCGTTCTCCTTCTTACGATTGTACTTGGTTTTGTCAGGCACTACCTGTGGCCTACGCCTGTTTGTTTGAAGTAATGCCTTTGCTATAGGATTAACTTTACCACTACGATATATCATTGTCAAGTGGCCTACGCAAATGTCGTTGTCCATACTGCTTGGTACTCAGCTTGCCGCATAGCCTCATCACGAGTGTTGTGTGATGATACATGAGCCTTGCCACTGTCAAAGCGTATCTCTAGCATCCAGCACCCCATGTGCTTGATAACTTCCGCACGACCATTGGCACAGTTTACACTAGCCCATGTGTTTTGCGTGTCG